CCAGAAATCTGACTGAGCGGCCGACGGCGCTGCAAGGCCCCGGCGGCGTCCCTGTGCTTGTCGACCGCCGTACAGGCACGTTCCGAATGGGCACAGAAGTCCCCGGCGCAGGCGTTACCGCTTTTCCAGCCGCACCGGCCGCCGCGCCCCGCGCTGAAGGCCCTGCGATGTCGCCGGGCCAAACAGCCGCGGCACCGCGGTCGCAATCTACCGATCCTTTGTTGATTGACGCGGCTATTCGTCGAAACGAAGGCACCGCGCGCAATCCCGCGTCGTCGGCTGTTGGCCCATATCAGTTTATCGACAGCACATTTGTGGACCAGTTCCGGCGCAGTTTTCCCGGCGTAGCGCGAAACCTGTCGCCGGAACAGATTTTGACATTCCGCGGCGCCCAAACGCCTGACGGCCGGCGCGTGGAAGATGTTATGGGGCCAGCGCTTACCGCGCAAAATCAGCAGGCGCTGGTGCAGGCAGGGTTTGCGCCGACAGCGGGTAACACTTACCTCGCGCATTTCTTGGGTTCTGGCGGCGCGCGAGCCGTTTTGCGGGCCGATCCAAACACGCCTATATCTCAGTTGGTGTCCCGCGAAGCTATCGACGCCAACCCGACTATTTTAGGTGCCCCCGGCGTAACCGCTGGGCAGATCGTGCAGTGGGCTAACAACACAATTGATACGGGTCCGCGCGACGCGCGGCGGGTGCTAACCACGCCGAATGCCATGGTGGCGCCAGGCGCTACCACCAACGCCATGCTGGCTCCGCCTGACGCCACGGCAGCGCAACGACCCCTAGGCATTCCCGAGTTTCCGGGGCTTCCAAGGGCTGCCAACTTAAGTGACGCGGACTTGATCAAACGCATACGGGATATTCAAAGCAAAGAAGCTGAAGCCCGTATGCAAGCAGATTTACGCCGCGAAAACGCGCCCGCTGTGGCCCGTGAAGGTGGAATGCTAACAGGCGAACAAGAAACAGCCCGTATTCGCGCCCGCGAAGCCGAAGCCAAGCGCGCCGAAGCTGAAAAATTAAACACGGCCATAAGTGAATTAGAACGTATTTCGCGTCCTGGCGGTCTTCTTGAACGGTCCACCGGTAGCGGTGTTGGACGACTTTTGGATGTGGCGGGCGAATTTGTTGGAGTGTCTTCGCGGGGCGCCCAAGCGGCGGCGGCGTTGGCGCCTATCGCAGACGTGGTGCTTAAAATGGTGCCTCGTTTTGAAGGCCCTCAGTCTGATAAAGACACCGCCGCGTATCAAGCAGCAGCAGGTCGTTTGGCTGATCCTACCATACCTAATGAAACTCGTTTGGCCGCAGCCCGCGAAATTATCCGTCTTATGCGCGACCGGCGCGATCAATTTTCGTACACCGCGGGCGGCAGCACAACGCCAACAGCCGGTTCTGCGCCGCAACGCCCGGCTGCAACGGCGGCACCCCCTGCGCCTCCTGCGCCGCCCGGTATGTCGCAAAGCGATTGGGGCCGTTTGTGGGGCGTTATGAAGCCTGAGGAGCGCGCGCTGTGGCAGAACTAAACATCGACCAACAGCGCGCTATGGCGCTGGCGCAGGCGCGGCTTCGGCTACAGGACGCTGAAGCCCCGACGACCGGCGAAGGCGTCCCAGGCCCGCGCCGCACATGGTCGGACGTTCCTGCCGACATCCGGCAAAATCTGCCGGCCAGCGCGCAACGGTTCTACGGCGGTCTTGTTGAAGCCTTTACCAGCCCCATACAGACCGCAAAAAGTTTTGCGGACTTAGCCGCGGGCGGCCTCCGTGCCGGCGCCCGCGCCGTGTTACCGCGCAGCGTTACCGACGCGCTTGACCGTTTGGACAACCCTGAAACAACGGCGCGTATTAGCGAAATAGCCAATACTGTTGGGGGTGAGTACGCCAAAAATTATGGGTCTTTAGACGGCATTCGAGACAAAATTGCGGAAGACCCGGTGGGCTTTTTGTCGGATATGTCGTTAATTCTGACCGGAGGCGCGGGCGCGGCGACAAAAGCCGGGGCGGTGGGCACCGCGACAACTTTGGGCCGCGCTGCTAGGCTTACCGACCCTCTGACGCCGGTCATCGCGCCTATTCAGTTGGCGGGCCGCGCTGCGGGTAAAGCGGCGGATGTGGCCTACGACATGACCGACCCGATGGCCCGCGCGTACGCGGACGCTGCGGCCGGGCGCGGGCCAGAGATTGTGCAGGTGCTTCGCAACCCGAATGCCGAGTTTGTGCCAGGCTCTCGACCGCTGACATCGCAATTGGCGGCGGCGTCTGGGTCGCCGGAATTTGCGGCGTTTGCGCGCATGGGCGAAGAGCGCATGGCCGCGGAACTGGCGCGGCGGTTGGAAGACCAAAGCATCGCCCGCCAATCTTACATGCAGCAGGTTAGCGGCGCTCCCGCCAACCCGGTTACTGGTCAGCGCGGCGCCATAGAAGTGGCAAAAGAAGCCCGTACCCAAACCTCGGGCGCGGCGTATCGTAGGGCCGAACCGGAAGTCTATCGCGCTGACGCGACCATTGAAACCTTGTTTGACCGGCCATCCATACGCGATGCGCTGTCATGGGCAGAAGAAGTAGCCCGCGAAAAAGGCCAGCCGTTTACAATCCGGCGCCCCGAACCGCCCGCTGCGCCCGCGCCGACAGGTATGCTGGACGCGCAAGGCCGGCCGATAATGTCGACGCCTGCGGCGGCCGCGCCCCTTGAGTACTCCGTGCGCGATTTGGACCGGCTGCAAAAGGCGCTAAAAGATTACGTCAAAGAAAACCCAAAAAACTTGGGTGTCGAACAACGCAACGCAATTACCGCCACCCGGCGGGAACTGTTAGATTGGATCGACAATCAATCTGAAGCGTACAAAGCCGCCCGCGAAGGATACGCGGAAGCCAGCGGGCCTATTAACCGCATGGCCGTGGGCCGCGAAATACAGAACGCGCTGACAAACCCGTTGACGGGCGAAGCGTCGCGGGCCAGCACTTTTGCGTCGGCGGTCGAAAACGCGCCTCGCACTATCAAGCGTTCCACCGGCGAAAGCCGGTTCTCTTATCTGTCCGATGTGCTGACGCCTGACGACATTAAGGTGGTGCAAGACATTCAAAAAGACTTGATGCGAGCGGAAAAAACAGAGCGATCTGTAGCCGCTGGGCGCCGGGCGGACATTCCTGATATTACCCGCACTGCGACTGAAGCTGCGGCCGGGGCAGGCCCGCAACTGTCGTTGTTGAACCGGGCGTATACGCTGGCACAGAACATCTACCGGCGGTTGGAAGGTAAAGTGAACCGCGAAGTAGCCGACCAAATCGCGCGCGATCTGCTTGACCCTAGCGCGACGGCGTTCCAACTTGACCGCGCGCTGCGCCGCGAAGCTAACCGGGCGAAAACGGTATCGCGTATTGAAACACCGTTTCAAACTACGGCGGCGGCATTGCGTAACCCCGCCGCTCGAGGGGTTCCTCAAGTCTTGAACGCCATGAACCCTTATAAAGACCCGTTTGTAGCCAACGCTATGACACCCCGCTGACGAGGCCGCCCATGACGCAAGACTTGTACAACATCATCGTGGGCATCGCCGGTGCCGCGATTGGTTGGATGATGAAAGTGGTGTGGGAGAGCGTCAGGGCGCTGCAAACCGACATGAAGGCCATTGAGCGCGAACTGCATACAAGCTACGTCAGCAAGGACGACTACAGGGCCGACATCCAAGAGATTAAAGAGATGTGCAAAGCGATCTTTGAGCGGCTTGAGCGTAAGGCCGACAAGTAATGGAACTGCCCAAGCTGACGCCTGTTGTGCAGTTTGCGACGGCCAGCTTCGCGCTGGCTGTTGGCGGCTACTCTGCGGGTGAAAAGTTTGGCTGGTTCAAGAACGAGATTATCGCGTGGGCGCCGGAGCATTTCAGGATCGTCGACACCAAGATTGGCCAGCCCGTTACGGTAACAGTGGCGCGGGTCAAGAAGCGCGACGACTGTTCGGTCGAAGGGTTCGAGGTGACCGTGCGTGACGGCGCTGGTGTCATCCACCAGGCCACACCAAGCATGACGCGGTTCACCGGTCCCGCTGGCCCTGAGATCGACACCTTCACCTACCTGCTGGACATTGCCGACAAGGAAACCATCGCCCAAGGACGGGCGACGCTGTTGGCTACCATTAAGTACAAGTGTCCTGAAGGTGAGCGGACTGTCACCTACCCCCGGCACCAAAACCTGACCTTCATGTTGGAGCGATAGAATGGACCAGCTTCTGAACCTTGTCCGCACGGTCGCGCCGTCCATCGCCAGCGCCGTCGGGGGTCCGTTGGCTGGCATGGCCACACGCGCCATTTCTGAGGCTCTGCTGGGCAAGCCAGACGGCACCGAGGCTGAACTGACCGAGGCTGCGGCCAAGGCCACACCGGAGCAGCTTCTGGCGCTGAAAACCGCCGAGCAGGACTTCGCGGTCAAGATGCGCGAGTTGGATATTGATTTAGAGCGCATCGCCAACGCCGACCGTGACAGCGCCCGCAACCGCGAGGTCGCAACGAAAGATTGGACCCCGCGCATTTTGGCCGGTCTTATCACGGCGGGGTACTTTGGCGTCCTGTTCCACATGCTGCGGAACGGCCTACCAACGCACGGCGGGTC